CGGATACGTTTGAGTTCGTCATGTGCTTGATGCCAACGGTTCATTACTTTTTGATAGTGTTGCTGTGCTTGTACCAAAAACACTGTACGATCAATCTCAATGGGATTTTGGTAAGTATCTTCCAAGTACAGCTCGTCGATGGGCCAAGTGGCCACAAACGCCAACAGTTCGGGTGTGACTTTGAACAAGCCACCATTATAGGCAAAATGTAAATCAGTTTGGATTTTCTCTCGCAGAATCTGTTTGTTCTGCTGATAGCTGGTTGCTTGACGTATTTGGGAAAGTAATTGTTCGGTACTCATCTACACAGTATAACTGACTACTGTGTAGATGTCAAGCCAATTAGGAGATAGTGACAGTGCCCCAACTGTTGCTCAAGTTGGTTGTTTCTGGATAAACTACGTCAATACGGTGGTTCCAAGTAACGTTGATACTCTCGTTGAATGCAGGTGAACCTTTTGCTGCTGAGTAGACTGTAAAGTCAAGATAAACAATGTTACCCACATCAGCATTGGATCCTTGAACACCGTTGGTACGAAGGTTAACTTGAATATAGTCGCCGGTGTATGCCGAAGTAGTACTTGTAATTTTTTGTATAGTGGTACCAGTACTTGCGTTCCAATAACCAATTGCAGTATTGTTGGTGTTCGATGTTCCACCTGAACCGCTACGGCCACCGTTGGTAGTGCCGCGGATGGTACTGATGCTGCCCAAGTTGGTAGAAATAAGTGTGACCCAGTCGCCGGATCTGTTGGTGCTGTCGCCATTAGTTGCACTGATATTGACAAAGTTTAACTGTCCGCCTGCGTTAAAAAAGTAACGTGCCCGATCTGCACTGGCAAAAGTACAGGTGCGTGTAAAGGTCCAAGTCAGTGCGTTAGTAGTGTTAGTAGATGTAAAGTTAGGGCTAAAAGTTGAACCAGTTGTAGTTGATCCCTGGCTGTTAAATGACGATGCACTTGAATATGCTGTGTTGATACTAGAACTAAAGTTACTTAAGTATGTAACCAAGCTACCCGAAGTTGGTGCACCAATACCTGTACCTGAACCTGTTTGGTGTGTACGAATACTGTTTAGTGTGTTAATGGCGCTGGCCCACTGTGTAGCAGTTACAACACCAGTGGCGCTGACTTGACTCAATGGTGTTTGACCATACCCATATTGACCATTGCCAACTGCCCAAATTGTATTAATCTGGTTTGCTGTGCTGCTGGGACTTGTACCTACAAATCCGTTGTAATCTGTTGCTGCAATCAAGCCGCCTGAACTATATGACATGTTGTTTATTCCTTACGAATTTAATTTTACTACAGCTTCAACTGTGCCTGGGCCGAGTGTGTCTTTGTTTTCTAAACTACGTCCGATAACATTCCAGGTTGTAATTTCGCTGCGTAGACCTGCACGAGCAAAACCGTTTCCTGCACTGACCAAACGATCGCCTTTGCGTACTGTACCAATCACTTTAACCGGAACACGTCCTTGCACTGCAATTGGGGGATGAGTAAGATCATCGCCTACTCGACTGTTCATAACAAAGGCTGCTCTAGTACTTATGACGCCGAACACATCTTCGCTTAAATCTTCTGTTGCTGCGGTGATTTCTGCTGTACCACCCAATTCAACAACCGTGCCAGGATCATATACTGCATCTGCTTCAAAGCGTTCTGCCAAGTCAGCGTACTGTGCATGAATTGACGTACCGTAAATGTTGTTCCACCAGTTAGTAATGCTGCCTAAGTTATAGCTCAAGTTTGCACTAGGTGTAATACTTGAACTGATATTAGCAAATGTAGTGGGATTTGAAGGGAATGTCAAGTTGCCAGTAAAGTTAACGTTACCACTTACTGTCATTTGTCCTGTAACTGTAAGGTTACTACCCACAGTAAGATTGCTACCTACTGTGAGGTTACCGCCTACAGTCAAATTGCTGCCTATACTGGCTGCATTGGTTACTATTAAATTGCCAGTTGTAGCCGAACTGGTGATGACGTTGGCGGCTGCTACTAGGCCAGGCAAGTTCAGTCCAGGATAGACTGTAGTAAGACCACCAACCAATGCGGGCGATGCTGGGGTAAATGCCACAGAATCGCTGCTGAATACTCCAGTGAATTTGTTGTTGACTGTGACATTACCCACATAGTGCGTGGTACTGACGTTGTCAACCACATTAAACTGGGCCAAAGAAGAAGTTGCTGGGGCTACGTTTGCTGTGTATGGGCCAATTGGAATCCAGTTGGTTCCGCTATAGACATAAAATTGAGTCTGTGTTGGATTCCACCAAAAGTCTCCCACAACGGGATTAGCAGGTGCAGTTGCACCAGTTTGACTGCTGCTGATAATTTTCCAGTTGGTGCCTTGCCAAACGCTCAGATGCTTGTTAGTACTGTCCCACCAGAGCTGACCAACCAATGGGTTAGTGGGTGCAGTGGCACTACTAAAATGTTCCATTAGGTGAATGAAGTTTTCGTTAAAAAATAGTCCGAACCCAGTGAAGTTCCTACCAATAAGATTTAAGCTAGTAGTAGTTGAGTCTTCGGTTCCATCCTGTAGTGTTAATAGAGGAGTTCCGTTTGTCAACGTAATATTGTAGGCCATTTGTATCTTTTCCGTTTAATTTACTTATTTATGCAAATTTAACCGTTGCCCCATACTATAATTACTGCCCCTGGGTTGCCATCAGCTCCGGTTTGTTCAAAAACGTCTGCTCCTGCACCACCTTGTCCAAAAGGACCATATACTTGAGAAGCCACAGTGATAGTTACACCATTGTCGCCCCCTGCCCCTCCGCTGGTAGCTCCATAGGTGTTTTGTGGTTGTGTCGCGCCTGTTGCGCCTGTTGCGCCCCCGGGACTGCCGCCGGCTCCGCCATTTCCGCCTGCCATAAAGTTCTCCTTATTGAGTATTTAACTGATCCCAAAGTTTTGACAATTTAGGGTAGGGATCAAGTCCCGACTGATCAAACAGATTTGCTGCTTCAATGACACACAATGCGTTAAAATCTTCTGCGCTTACTTCAATTTGACTACCATCTAGAGTAATCAACTTTCCATCAAACTCTCCAATATAAGATTCAAGTATGCCTGGGCGCGGGAGTTGACTGAATAATTCCGACAGCTGGGTGGCCTTCTCGCCTGCCACTGCTGCTATGCGTGGTTTATCTTCGACTGTCAAACGATTATTCCACTGAAAAATATTGGTTCCAAATAGGCTGTGTACTGCGCCAGCATTGCAAATATCTTGACTTTGTCCTGCATATTTTAAATGGTCGTATGTTCTTAGCAGGTGCCCTGTTAAACTGTTAGCAGAATGTGCGGTATTATCTGCGTTTACCAGGGACAAAAATTCTTGTATTTGATCTCTAACAGGGTCTATCGATTCGGCAGTAGTTATTTTAAACATCAGCGTCACACGCAAACTTGCACAAGCTCTAGTTACACCTTTGGCAACATGATATACATTACCATCAAACAATATGGCCTTGTTGCGTTTAGGTAATTCTGCGTACAATACTTGATCTTTATCGTAGAATACAGTTTCACCGCCCCAATCTCTTTTCCATTCTTGATTAAGATAGACCAAAAGAGTTTTATCTCCGTCGCGAATTGAATCTTTATGAGGGTAGCCCTCAACACCGTAGGTGTGCCCGTTTATGTAGCAACGTACCAGTCTTGCTCCAGCAAAATGATTTTCTTTTATATAGTTCCAAGCTGACAAAATTGGATCTGTCAGTTTATCAACTACATCTAGACCATTTTCGCCGCCGGCATTAGTAAAGTCAATGTTCCAATGACTAAATGGTATATCTGCTTTTCTAGTTGCACGGCTTCGCCAACCGTAATGCCAACCACGTTTTACTATTTCTTGATCAATTTGAGCTAGAATGTCGTGCGGTAGGAAATCATTAAAAGTTTGAATATTCATAAGTTGAGTGGGTAGTAAATTAACAGCCGCCGTCACCGTCAGTACTAGATACATCACCTGTACTACCCCAGCCGCCGCCGTCCCACGATGGTGGTGGTGGAGTATTATCATAGCCACCTCCGCCTCCAGCGCCGCCAGCCACCGAAACAGTACCAAAACTACCAGTAATAGTAGTGCCACCACCGTCGGTGCCTGCCGAAGGATCTAGTAGAGATTTTGTGGTCCAAATAATATTAGACATAGAATCTTGTACTGTTACTGCAAAGCCGCCAAGACCATTGGTTTTCGACGATAACATTTTTATACTGTGTATGCCTTGTGATAAACTCACTACCGCGGTATTTGATGTAGTGTATGAGTTTGCCGTAATCACGGTATTATTGTCAATGCTGACAATCATGCTTTCGGCAACTTGACCAGACACTGTATAATTACCAGAAGTCGGAATAATCAGTTCCCTCACTGATGTTACGTATCTGCCGTTTGGAACTGTACCAGTTGGGTCTGTCCAGACTGCATAGCTATTCATAAAACTACTCCACAGATAACTGGTAATTGGGTAAAAAATACTGGTATTCTTACTACCTGTACCGCCAGGAACACCGATAGACACAGTCAATGTTTCGCCAGGTGTAACTGTTAATGTCTGCAGACTATATCCACCAGAGCCACCACCGCCACCACCACCGCCTTGTCCAACTTGATAGTTAGAGACGCTGAGACCACCACCGCCACCACTGCCTACTGCTAGTACTCGGATACTGTAGACATGCGGAGGAACTGTTAAGGTATAAGTACCTGGTGTTTCGTAAATAGCATGTCCACTGACCAAGCCTACGTTAACAGTAACTGGTATTTGATAACGCGGTAAATTAACAGCGTTAGTGTAAATTACCAATTCATCGTTATAGGTACCAGCATTCAATGAACCAACTGGAGCTAAAGATATATTTCCTGTGTTACCAGTAAATGTATTAAAGTTAAATCCAATATTAATAGCCGAAAGATTGAAGGGCGAAAAATAACCAGAGTAACTGTGAGCATTTGTAATTAATAAATTAGCACCGTTCCCGGTGTTGATAATCTCAACAGTTTGAGCCACATTTGTTAGCCTGCCGCCGGGCGCTGGATCTCCTTGGTAGTAGAACAAGTTTGCTATTGAAGATACATTTGACCCAATGTCTGCATAGTCGGGTCGTACATTAGCATACACTGGATAAGATACATTGGCATAGCCAAGATATCCAGTATACATTGTAAACGCTAAATTTCCAGTAAAGTTACCAACTACATTGCCAAATATTTGTGTAGTGATAGTGGTACTTTCCCCGGGTGTTAACAGTAAGGGACTTGTAGGAAAGTTGTTGGCTACCGTGGTGTAATTATTTTGACCGCTATTGATATTGTCGTAGGCCACAATAGAGTTAATTACTAAGTCATAATCGCCAGTATTGGTTACCAATACAGATCGTGGTTGATCAACGTAGTGCTGATACGGAATTGAATTGATACTAGGTACGTTTGGGGAGAACACTCCTGCTGGTGTTGGATAAATCCGTTCCCATGTGCCATCCTCGTGTGCTACCCACCCAGTCTGCACAGGATGCCAGGTTCCGTCGGCATTTTTAATCCACATGCCCTTGAGCGGGAAATTTACCTTGGCAAAATTTGTTATAAATGTGGTCCCTAGACCATATTTGGCTGCTGAACTAGGTATAGTCATAATTTAGATTTGGAACCAGAAGTCTCCAGGATTACCTGTGCCGTTGGTCGGAAGACCGTTGCTTATTGTTCGACGACTGCCAAACCAAGGTGCAGTATTTCCGTTAGCAATAGCATTTTGCACAGATGACATTGTGGCCAATTGTGCTGTGTTTGCACTGGGCAGAGAAACATTAGGCGCTGTAGGTATGCCTGAAAAAGTTGGACCGTAGCTTGGTGCCAATGGTGCTATGGCTGTAGCAATACTGTTGTCGTTATACTGTTTGGTTACTACACCCAAACGACTGACAGGATCGGCAGCAACCACTACTTCGTTAGTAGCACCGCTAATGGTAATCATTGCTGTACTGGTGCCATTGATGTTTGCATAAAATCCAATATTGCTATTGATGATGTTATTTACAACACGTACAGTTCCGTTGAGTCCATTACCAACCACTGACAAATTACCAACAACAATATTACCATAAAATGTGCTGTCAATATCAGTACGAGCATAGTTTACGGCTGCAACATTGCCCAACTGTTGTGAGTTAACTGCTGTACCGTGAAACAGATTATTGGCAATACCTGAGGCCAGCGTAAGGCCAGGAGCAATAGTTGTAAAACCAGTGATTGGGGTTGATGCACTCAGTGTAAATGTTGCGTCATAGCTGCTGACTGCCACTACATTGTTGTTATGATAAAATTCAATGATAGTATGATTAGTGCCAAGAGTGTCAATTACATCGGCAACAATAGCACCGCTTAATCCATCTGTTGCTTTGTATGCTGGGCCAACAAGAGTGAATGAGCTGCCATTCCACATGTTCAATTGTTGATTGATACTGTCCCACCATTGCGTTCCAACTACAGTTGTAGTGGGTGCTGTGCTTGATACAATAACTGGGCTAACTGGAATAAATTGTGTACCAGTGTAGATTTTCAATAGGCCAGTGTTAAGGTCATACCATAGTTCTCCCTGCAAGGGTTTGGCAGGCTGTGTGGTGCTGGCTTGATTTTGTAATAACTTGATAAAATTTTCGTTTTGATAAAGACCATACAGTGGATAGTTTTTACCAAATAGATCTAAGTCAGTGGCATTTTGTCCAGGATTAATATCTGGACCGTCGGCAGTGCCATCTTGTATTGTGACCAGTAGCTGTCCAGTTGTTGAATTAATATTGTATGCCATTTATTATCCAATCGCGCTCAAATTAGTTAGAGTTTGAATACGTACTGTGTAGTCTACTTGAATAAGTCTATTTGATGATTTTTGTACAGGGTGGAAGATAACGTGTGTTAGCATGGGCCCTGTGGTTGTTAGGCCACTTGATCCGTCGGTGCTGCGACCAAACAGTCCCAATTCATCAAATGTATATGTATCTGTCAGTGTTTGACTGTTGTCAAATGCACTTTGTCCTGCAGGTTCGCCGTAGTCTAGCAAACAACTTACTAAAATATCTGTGTAGACTTGCCCAGGAATGTGACGAACTTCAATATAGTTCTGTGCAGGATTGCTATTGGCAGGTGCAGTATCATCGACTACTTTACTGTAGGTTGCACTATACAAGTTGCTATTCTGCCCTGTGGTGTTGGGAGGCAGATATGTAATTACACCAGTTGGGTCAACGCTAGTACCGCCATTGCCAAAGTGCATTTCGTAGATGAAATTTTGTCCCTTGTTTGCCAACATGTAGCCCAATGCTGTACTGATGTTTTCATAGTGAATAGCGTTGCTTTTGTTAATAAACACTTCACCAGTTTCAGGGTTGAAAATTTTAATGTGACCGCGCACATAAATTCCACTTAGATCATCTGGCTGGCGTACTGTATCTTTGCTCATGTTTGGTTCTCTAGTTATTGTATATTTATCGTTAAATTCTGCCTACAACTACTTCTATAACACCAACTTCGTTGCTGTTGTAGTTGCCCAGTGCTTTACCTATTACTGTGCCAATTTCTGGATCATTATTGGACATGGCCACCCCAGGAATTGTGCTGGTTACCATGCGGTCACCACGTTTTACTGTGCCAACTACGCGGCAAGGTACACGGCCCGTTAGTGCCAGTGCCACAACGTGTTCTCCAACTAACTGTCCATTCATTAGGTAAGCAGGGTTGGTAGAAACAACACCGGCTACAGCAGGATCATTTGCAGTTTGACTTACTGTAACTTCTGTGTCTGTGCCAAAAATCATCACAGTACCAGGTGCATACACAGCGTCTGATTCGTAACATTCTGCCAAGTCAGCGTACTGTGCTTGTATACTGGTACCATAAATTGTATTGAACCAGCCGCTGGCTGATCCAATATTTACTGATGCGTTGGCAGTTGGGAATATGCTGCTGATGTTCAATCCACCGCTCATGGTCACGTTAGAGCTGGTAGTTGCACCACGTGCGGTAACTGTTGCTAGGGTATCTGTTCCAGTGTATACTGCACTCCAGGTAACTGCACCGTTGGCACTTTGAGTAATAGTGATGCCAGAACCTGCTACATAAACTGGTTGTATTGTCCACCAATTTGTGCTTGATTTAGAAATTAGTCCTACCGTAGCATTGTTTGGTACCACTGTGCCTGTGTTTATACTAGCAGCTTCAATTTGTTGTCCCGATGATGGGTAAACTGTAATACTTGATCCACTATTGTTGGTAACTGATATTTCACGTCCCGGCACGGCCAACGGTAATCGAACTCCGCCTGTGCCACTGACAACAAAAACGTTGTCTGTTGTAATTTGAGTAGCTGTGTTTTGATTAGTACCTGCTGCTGCCACATTGGCAGAGCTGAACAGTATTGCACCACTTGTAAGTGTTAAGTTCCCAGTGATTACTTCGTTACCGGCTACAAAAGAACCAGCGGAATACAGATTACCATTTGTTACAAGATTTCCAGCATAGACATTACCTGACACAAACTCAGACCCACTGGTTATTATGTTTGATTGGGCAGTTATATTACCTGACGCTGTGATAGTTCCCGTGGTAAATGTTGTGGTACTCAGACTAGAAGTGGTCAACGTAGTAAAACTGCCCGAAGATGCTGTAATGCCTGGTAGGGACGCAGTTGACACATAGTTTTGCAACGAAAGAGCGGTGATGTGTCCGGTTATCCCCGATGTTTCGACTGGCAACAGGGTGTTATCTGTAACAGAATTCTGTAACGGTAAGTTGGTAATCGTAATTGTCATTTTAAATTTCTATGCCTTTTGTATATTTATTTAGGTCAAGTTCTTGATAAATTGTGCTTGTACCGTTGTAGCTCCACCCAATCCTGTTCCATCTGTTACAGCTCCTGATGTAGGACCTGTTGTTTGTATGATGTTTCCGGCTGCTGGACCCAGGTTAGCAACAAATATTGATCCAAAATTGTCTGCAATACTAGTAGCCGCATTGCCCAATAAGTTTAGCCAAGATGTAGTATGAACTAAATTTCCCCCTGGGATAAGTTCATTTATACCTGCTTCTACTACGCTGGTTCCTGCTGTGTACACGTTGGCTGCGCCAGTTCCGTCAACAGCGCGACGAATGTTAAACAGTACGTTGTTGACTGTGTCCAATCCCCAGAACACAATCTTCTCACCGTTTATGTAGACCACGCCAGGCACAAGACCTGCTGCATTAGGAGCAGTAAGAGCGCTGGCATTTGTCACGTGAATGTTACTGTCAGTGACACTCAAGTTTGCGCTCAGTGTAGTTGTATGGCTTGCGCTAACTCCGTAGTACTGAGGCCACAAACTAGTATTAGTGCTTGCTGAATTTGCACCCATGTTATGTACTATACGATAACTAGCTGATGTCAAACCGTTGTTCAACTTGGTTGTGACCAACATGTTCAAGTTATCGTAGGTTACACCAGGAATCAATTCTTCAGGAGCATGACTACTATAGGTATCGTAGTAGGCACCGCCATCTAAATTAATAGCAGTATTGCTATTAGTGTAGGTATTATAGATGGTGCTGTCCAAGTACAGAGGATTATCGTAATCATAGTACTTCAATGATAAGTTAGAGCCCAGTGTGGTAGTTGGAGGTAGTCCGCCAACAATGATTCTCCATGGATCAACTTCGGTGATGGTCAATTGATATTGAGTTGTAGTGTCACGATTGACCAATATCAATGGTTCTCCTACTGTATAGTTCAGTGCAGTAAAGTCCAACAAGTTTTGATTTGATACTTGGTTAAACGATACATTGGCAGTTACCGTAGTGGTCAAGTTTGCTGAGTTGGCAAAAATATAATGAGTGTTGTCAAATGATCCAACTACATCGATCAATGTAATAACATTACCTGTGCTGGTATTGTATACAACGCCTGTTGCTCCAGTAGTTGCTTGAGTAACAATGTTTCCAGTGTAAACAACCACTGCATTGGCAGTGTATAAATTAACAGTTGGAATAATAACGTTGGCACTATAGATAGCACTGGTGTTGGCCCAAGTGTACATCAAATTGCTGTTGAATACACTACTGTTGGCTTCAAATGTTACGCCTTCTACTGTAACACCAGGATACTCTACTCCCGACATCAGCTGTGCCAAATCTTTGCCTGGCATACTAGCAGTTGGAGCGTAGTATGCTGTGACACGATCTGCTGCTGTACCAAGTTGGTCCGCGGTCAATGCAGTATACTTGGTATAGTCAAATAGATTGTTGACTACAACTGGACGAACGTTGCTGGCTATGCCATTTACTGCAATATTGCCCGAACGGCGTACAAAGTTATTGGTCAAATTGGCTACAGTAATCAATTGCAAGTTGCTGCTAATTGCAACAATTTGAGCATTGGCTGTGGTATTGGCTTGTGTAATATAGTTGCCAACGCTGGCACTTATGTTTCCGCTCAAGGTCAAGATAGCAGTACTGTAGACATTTGCAGTTGCTTGATATGCCTGTCCATTGTAGCTCACAATGCTGCTGTTGGCTACAGTGATATTTGGTTGCCATGTAACAACGTTGCTGGTATAGCTGACACGATCAAAGTTCATTGTAACGCCCAATGAGCGTACTGTGTTGTAACTTTGATTTACAAACTGTGTATAACTGGTGATAGTAGTTACATTGGTATGTAAATTGGCAGCATCACTGTAGATATAGTCAGTGGTATTAAATGTGCCGTTGGTGTCAATCAAGGTAATAACATTACCGGTACTGGCTGTGTACACAGTTCCGTAAGCATTAGTATTGGCTTGACTAATGATGTTGCCAACGTAGGCTGAAACATTGCTATTTGCAATCAGTGTTGTAGTTGGCAAACTCTCAATCATGTAGTGATTGTTAAGTTTTGCATAACCTGCCGCGCCTGTGCCAGTGCCGTTGATAAAGATGTCTGGCTGACTTGTGTAACCTGATCCTGGATTAATAACTTCAAATGCTTCAATCAGACCAGTGCCAAAGTTGACCACTGCCTGTACAGTTGCACCAGTACCGCCACCACCTAGTACTACAACATCAGGAGTTAAAACATAGCCGCCGGCTACAGTTGCAGCAGATACTGCGGTTGGTGCCACTTGTAGGTTAGCACCTTTGGCATACAAGTATCCATTATAGCTGTTGACTGTGGTAACTGCTGCGTTTAAGTTGGCACCATTGGCAAAGATAAATGTATTTCCGCTGTTGGTGAATGTACCAGAGACCCCAGTCAACGCAATAGTATTTCCTGAAATCTGGAACAAATTACCACGTGCTCCCGAACTTGGTTGTACAATTACATTGCCAACATTCATGTAAGGTAAGTTAGTGCCAGTGATTGTTAGTGTCTGATATGCAGTAACAAAAGTTCCAACCACGTTGGTCACGGTTATATTGCCACCTAGTCCGTTTACTACAGTACCCGAAGCAGTTGCCATGACCTGCACATTTCCTAGCGGACTCACTAGAGGGCCAAACAATGGTTGTGTAATCAATTGTCCAGTTGACAGTGATTCGTATCCGTTTACTGTCAGTGTGGTGATCAATTGCCCGCCAGTGTTGGCCACAGTGACGTTATTGATACTGTAGGTATGATTGTTATACCATTGGTTGTACTGTGGTAAAGTACTCAACCATGTGTTGTCAAAAGTTTCAGTACCGTTGGGGCTGCGATATCCGCCAAAATCAGCGATATATGTACTTGGAATATCAAAGTCAGTGGTATCACCATAGTACTCGTCGTTGCCTTGATAGTCAATCAAGTATTCACGAATACTGGTTCTATAAGGTTTGACTTCATTGATATAGCTCTCGTAATAGGTCTGATTATCTGGTACGTAGTTAGCTGGTTGATCCAGAGTACGGAACTTGTGCAGAATGCTGATAAAGCTAGTTTTAAATGCCCAATCAATGCTTGGTTGTTCTGTCAAGATATAGTTGATCAAGAAGAAGAACATCTCATTGTAACTGGCTTTTAGCGTATCAATGAATATGTAGTTCTGTAGTGTATCAAAAATAATACGTATTTCGTTGCCAGCAACATCAGTTGTATACAAGTTGCTGTTCAACTGTATAGTACCTTGTTGAATTCCAACTAGACTTGTAGTTGCATCGCTGTTTACACGATAGACAACAAACTGACCGTTGCCGTTGTTTAACACTTTAACTGTGTCACCAATGCTCAACAACAATGCTGCAACATCTGCCGTAGTGTTAACTACATAAGTAGGCAATACTGTGTGATCATAGCTGCTGTCGTACCAGTCTGCCTTGCTCCAGTAGAATGGTGTATAGTAGCTCTGCACAGAGGTCAATGCCCAGGCAGTGCCATTCCACGTATAAGTAGTCCACAGTCCTTGTTGAGTCTCGTCTGCCAAGACCAATGCTACATATCCTGCTGCCAAATAATTAGTTTCTACATAGCCAAGCTCAGCACGAGTACCAACTTGCAAATCATAAGTTGACTGATCAGGCAATGGTGCAGATTGGTACAGTCCGCTGATATTGAATTCTTCAACAATAGGATACTGTATCAATATGGCGTTGATGTATTCAACCCAATTTTTCAATGCTGCTGTTCTGTTGACAAACAGAGTTTGATTTGGATATACACCAAGACCAATACGACTTTGTGGTGCCAATGATGCATCAGGCACTGCGGCTCCGTTAAAGTCGATGCCACTTAGGCTATCAACTAATTTTTCAACAATGCGTACAGGTACTGGGCTATTAGCGTTGCCTTCTTGTACCAACTGATATTCACTGTGAATTATATTGGTATTCTTCAATGTATCATAATCTACATGAAGTACAGTACTGTTGCCACTCAAGTAGTTGCTGATGCCGTGTAGACTGATTGTGTCATCACGTAGTACCTCAGCATAGGCAATATTCTGCGCTTGCGGATTGGCAATCAAGTCTTGAATAGTACTGATGGTGTTGATGTGTACACTTTCAGGTTCAATACTGTTTTTGCCAGTTACCCAATAGTAATAGGTAGTTGTTGCCAACTTGCTGTTAGGATTGATTGTGGTAACCATGCTGTATGCACGATTATCGGGATACAGTGCTGTTCCTGGTCCAGGGTACAGATTAGGTGGCATATCACTTGCTACCCATTCGCAGACCTGTATTTGACTACCAGGGAATGTTGCGCCCCAGTTGTTGGCACGGTAGGTCAAATTGCCTTGTTCGTAATCTAAATAGCGTACTGCGCCAGTATTCCACCAAGTTTTTGTAACATGCTCTGGTCCCCAGAAATAATCAACACCATTGGCAAGATTAGGAGTTGAGTCAATTCCGCTGACTGCGTTATAGCTGGCTGGATCATAGGATGTAATATAATCTAGATCTTCTTGGGCAGCACCTAATATTTTGCCTTTTGCTGGGTCAATGTAGTCCAAGTTAGTGATGATTACATTGGTATTGGCATTGTACAGATACATTCTGCCGACACTGTTAATGTCAACTTTGGCAGTTTCTTGCTCAACAATATCCCAACCCACGTTACCGCTGAAATTGTTATATGTGTAATATGTACCTGCGCTTGGAATAGGTGTGTAGACGCCGCTAACAGGATCGAACGTCATTGTGTTGCTGTCACCAGGAGCACCAATCAACATGGTGTTGCCGTTCATTGCCACACTGTAACCAAATTGATCATTGCTGCTCAATTGATTATTTTGTAAACGTTGAATCAATACATATTGATCTTGTGCTTGCCCAGACAGTGTACCGTTTACAAGACCGTAAACGTAGACCATACCAGAACCTTCAATGGTGTCAACAAATATTTCAGTACTGCCGTCGAAATTAGTAGTTGCTGCGTCAAACGTTGTAATGTTTTGTGTACTACCACCATTGGCTGCAATTACCAGGCTTGAGCTGTCAGAGCTGGCCATGACTTGGCTTCCAAATTCTGCCACGCTGTCTTGTGCAGGATGTTGCAGAGTCTGTACATTGTTGTAGGCATTCAAGCCTAGATTAGCCAATAGTGTACCAGATCCTGAACTCAATATCAAACGTTGGTATTCAGTTACTACATTGCTGGTGATGGTCAGTGCATTGTAGTCTGTTGTAATTGCGCTGATACCAGGAATGTTTGCGCTGTTGACTGCTGCTGCAATGTTGGCCACAGTGTTACCAGTTACAGTAATGTTAAATCCATTGATACGGAAGTTGTCGCCTGTGTTGACAATTGGAGCATAGTTTGTGCTGCTAATGCTGCCATAGCTGGCGCCTTGGTTTACAAAGCGATATACGATACCGCTGTAGTAGCCAGGTACGCTGTAGCCAGGGCTGGCAACATAAACGTCTGCATCATTTCCGGCAATGTAGGTAGTTGTGCCAAATGCTGCGCCACTCTTAGGTGTAGGTGCTGTTAGTGTTTCTAATAGCTGTATCTTGTTGGTTTCAACGTTGATCAAGCTGCCAATAACGGGTGCATTGGTAAATGTTAAACTAGTGCCTGTAGCAGTATAACCAGTAGTAACAATGTTACCGTTTACAGTAATACGGCTTGTTGTGCCAATTGGATACTGTGTTGTATAGCTAGTGCCGTTGGCAATGAAAGATTCAATGCTGCGATCAAACACATAAACTGCACCTGCTGCACTTACTCCGTTAACTGCTTGATAAGGTGCGCTGACTGCAACTTGACGTCCATTGCTAGTTGTTTTTACAGTTTGACCAAATTTAGCCGCTGCACTGCTGCCCACTGTGATGGTGTTAGCGTATGTGTAGAAGCTGGTAGCATTGGCTTGATATACATACACGTTGCCTGCATTAGGAGCAGAAACATACAACCAAGCGCCATCTGCACTGGCATCAACGCTGGTGCCAAATGCGTCACTGGCATTACTACTCCATGGGCTTGATAGTGTTTGAATCCAAGGGAAGCCAACATTGCCGTTGAATTGGTGTACGTGCAAACAACCATACTGTGTGCCGCTACCAGGGTTACCAATGTACAGCAAGTTGCCTGCTGTGGCAAGACTTGAACCAAATAGTGTGCCGCCACTGCGTTGTCCAATGTTGGCCACTGCTGTCAACACGTTACCGTTGGTGATGTTGGCCACAAATGCAATCACGTTACCGTTGTTTAGAGTAGGCAATCCTGCTAGTGCAAAAGTGCCTGCGGTATTAATTGTGGCAACTGTACCAAATCCTGTACCAGTTGCATAGCTGTTGGCATTTAGCTTCATGCTTGGGTTCAATGGACTTACATTGCCCGACCAAGGTGTGCTCTTGTTATAGACTACCCAACCGCCAGTTTGATCATCATTGTCAACCCAAAGTTTGTCATTATTAATCCAGCCGTGTGCCGGTGTGATGCTGTTTAAATCTGTTGCTGCGGCAATACGAACGCTTTGTAGTTTATACAAAGGTCCTGTGCCAGTTATAGTAATGGCCTGTTGGATTTGTGTTGCATTTTGTCCGTAGAATACAATGCTGAATGTATAGGCATCAACTACATTGTACACACGGTAGAAACCGTCAACACGAGTATCAAACCCACTGATCATAACGTTGTCATTGAACATCAGACCGTGAGGATTGTTTGTTTTGACTGTGCCAATATTGTCTATACTGTAGGCAATGGTATTCACAGTATTGTCAGTTTCTGTCACGCGATACACATTCCAAGAACCGTTTAGATCAGACGCTGTCCAAATTGTTGAACCAATGCCGTATGAGTACACGTTGGCACTTAGTTGACCTAGACTGCTCAGTGTGCTGATATCAAATACTGTGGTTGTAACATCATTGATATCAACATAGCCTGCAGTTTGAAGATCGTTTTCGTAGATGCTGTTGGCATCACGATTCAAGTAGATTGTAGGCGTGTAGGCGCCTTCAGTTTTGTACAACTGATTGGGCTGTACCCCAATGATACTGCTGACGCTAGAACCGTTGTTAGGCAATAGTGTGAATGTAACTGGATCGCCGTTGAATGTACCTTCGGTCAGTACTAGGTCAATACTACGATTGTTATGTAATGCACCGTACTCGCCAACACGCATACCCCATTCTTCGTAGATACTGATGTCGCTGGTAATGCCGTTGAAACCGGCTGCGGTAAACGCATAGATAGAATTTAATGTGCCTTTTTCACGA